TTTGATAAATCAAGATACGTTTCTCCCAATAAATCATCGTTTTCTAATAAGATGTTTAGATTATCTTTTTTAGATTCACCCACAGGCATTTCACCTCCCGCATCAGCCGGTGGTGGTGGCATTTCTCCACCTCCCATATCAGGTGATGCCCCCGGTGCTGGTGGAGCCCCTCCTGCATTTTGTGTTGCCCCTGTTGCAGTATGGTAAAGTTTATCCACATTATCAAATAATCCCGTATGTGTAATTATAGTTGCGGTATTTTCCAATTCAGCAGAAACCGCTCTTTCTAATCTAATTTGTTGTACTTCAAGTTTAATCTCTTCATCGGAGAAACCAAAGATATGTTTCTTAGCCCAAGTTGCCGATGTTGGTTGAATTGATTTAGGGATCTCAGTAACCATCTCTTTATATAATGATACCTTTTCTTTCCATACGTCAATCATTAATAAATCCGCTTGTTTAGAAGGATTCGTTAAACCTAAAGTAAAGTTATGTAATTCATCCTCAAACCCTAATAAGAATAGATGGATAATTGCAATTTTATTTAATTCGGCAATAATTGCCTTTTGTATTTTATTGATCGTTCTTGCAAATCTAATATCCAATAAAGATAAGTTTTTACCATCACCAACAACTTCCTCAAAACCTAAATATGCCTTTGGGATTCTAAGTGCAGTTAATAGTTTCTTTTGAATATACTCAATATCTGCAATCTCCGCCAAGTTTTGTGCTCCCGCCAATGTCTCAATAGGCATTGTTTGAGCCGGATCTCTAACAGGAACAAAGTAATCTTGATCTACCGCCATTTGATTAAAACGTAAATCTACATTACCTGTCTTACTATCAACAACTTGTTCTCTTTTGAACTTGTTTGCAACACGTTGTACGTATGCTTCAACATCTTTATCATCCATGTTACCAACGAACACTTTAAATACACGTCTTTCAGGTGCTCTTGATGTTCTATAGATTAACATCGCATCTTCCGCCAATATTAATTGTTTCCAAATACGACGAGCCTTTTCTAACATTGAAGTCCCGTATGGTAATTTTCTATCATCCCCTAACAATCTAAAGTGAGCAATTTCCCATGTATTGAATTCCATGTCCTTTACCTTCCAATTAAACCTTAAACCCTTATCGTTTGGATTTGGGGTTGCGTTTACAGTTCTTGTTTCCATACCTCTTTCCAATCTTTCGATTTCAATGTTAGGTAATTGAATACACCCAGTAACACCCTTTTCAGTATCTAATTTAAGATAAACAAAATTGTCACCATATTTACAGGTATTTCTAACCCACATAGGTAAGTTAGTGTTAATATCTAAGTTGTTTACAAAAAGATCAACCAAGATACTTTTAATTCTTTTTGATTCGGAGTAAATTTGTAATAAATAACCATCCTGATTAGGTGTGGTTGATTCTTCAGAATAAATGTCTAATGCCGTAGAAATCTCAGGAGTATACTCCATTGATTCATAATCATAAAATGAAGCAATCCTATTTGGTTCATAATAAATTGCTTGGGTATATAAATTGTTCTCAATTTTTGCCCATTGATTATTTAAGAATAATGTTTGTTGGAGTTGTAATTTTTCTTTTTCGTATTCTTTTTTATCCGTAGTTTTAAGAAGGACTTGTTTGTCCATCTTATATGTGGGATAATCCATCCCCAATAACGAGTTAGGTCCAAAGGTTTTTGACAACCTCTGCCATATCGTTAAATTATTCATGTTGTTGTTATTATTATTTTGCTCCATATTAAAAATCTAATAATTTTTTGTCAATACTAAACAATTCACTCATTTTACTTTTTTGTATCGTTATTAGTGGTATTAGTTTGTTGACCATTACTTTTATCCCCCTTACTATTAAATGACGGATCATTTACTTTTACATTATAAATAGGCTGACCAGGGACAACAAGTCTTGATCCCCCAATTATATTTCCTGATTTTTTTCTTGACGTAAGTCCCATATCTATAAATATTATCTACCCCCGAATAACCAACCATATTTTATATAATCGTCTTTTGATGGTCCAGAGTCTCTTGACCACATATCATTTCTTACATTATTATTTGGTATAACTGGGTCAAAATGTGATTGTCGTTTAGATGATTCATCGTTAACAACCGTCCACGACTCCAACATTATTTTTGTTCTTTCAACAACCTTCTCCAATTTCGTGAAAGAAGATTCGGCAACATATATTGCCATAGATATACCCATAATAAGGTCATCATGTTGACCTCTTTGGTGGTCAGGTCTACCATTAATATAAATAAAGGTATTCATTTCATTGTACAACCTTACACTACGTATTTTAAACTTATGTCTTACATATTCCTCAAATGCTGCAATAATCTGTACGCGTTTATTATTAAAGTTTAATCCCGGTATTTTTTCTGCTGCCTTTGCGTTATAAGACCAAATACTTGATTGGTCAACACCTTCAACGTATAGATTTTTATACCCAAGTTCTTGTAGTTTTCTAACGGTTGTAATACCCATACCCCCTGTAATATCGACAACAACAAATGCATTATACATCATCCCCCATTTATAAGCAATCTCAGCAAGTGCGTCAGGTGGAATTTTTCCAACATACTCGAATACTTGTTCTCTATCATCAAAATCAATGATCTGAATGGATGAAAAGTCTTCACTATCCCCACGAGAAACGTCAACACCCATAATGTATTTATGTTCAGGAACTGGTTCTTTCCACATCCATAATGAATTACCCATTAATTTACCTGTCGGGTCCATAAGGGTATTATTTTTAATATATTCTAATTGGTTATTCTCAAATACGTTATCCCCCGAACCTAAAAACTCACAATTTAACTCTTGGTTAATTTTTCTCTTATCGTATTTAAGTTTCTTAACCATTTTCTCATACCAACTAGAACAAGGTTTGTAACCTTTTTTGAAGTACTCATCTAATTCGTTATAGTTTCTTTGGTATGGGTCAATATGCGCAAATGATATATGTTTACTATCATCGTGTTCTTCTTTATTTAAAAGATATTTAACTAAATCTTCTGTTGGAACCAAATATAAATCTTTTGAATATCTTGGATCTCGATACCAAAACATCTCAGAGATTTTGAAGTTGTTCATTCCCTTTAATGCCTGATCGTATATCTCATAATAAATTGGATCATAACCATTCGGTGTTGAAACCACAATTACCTTACCCCCTGTGGATAAGGATGCCATACAAGCCGCCCAGAAATCACTATCAGCCTCAATAAAGGCCGCCTCATCAAATACAAGTATTGTAGGGGTAAAACCACGCAAGGCATCTTTTGATGTTGCCACCGCTTTTACCTCAGACCCATTTGTTAATTTATAATGTTTTTGTGAATTTTTATCGTTAGAGAATCCTGCACCAACCCAACTTGGCCATTGGTCCACGAAAGCTCGTATCTTATTCGCCATCTCCATAGATGTATCCAATTTGTTGGCAATAATAAGGATTTTTTCAGGTTGTGTTTTCTTTGCGAATACCAATCTCTTTGATATCCACGCACCTGTTACCGTAGATACACCTGCCTGACGATACTTTAATGCAATATTTTCCTCATAATCCTCATAATCTTTTAGTAATGATATCTGATCGGGAAATAACTCCAATGGGACATATTTTGAAACGGTGTTGTCGTATGTTTGTAGATATGTTTTTAATGCGTATGGAGTATCTTTCATACACTTCACATATTCCAACATTACTTGTTCTTTAGTTAATCCCATAAAGTTCTTTTTATATAAATATCAAAACCCCCAGTTATTTTCATAAAAGGGGGTTTTAAGTATTTTGTGATTAATTTAGAAACCTAATTTAGATAAGATATCATCATCTTCATCCTCATAGTCTTCATCGTCTCCATCACCTTTATATTTTTTATAATCTTCTTTTGCTCTAACTAACAATTCGTTGAACTTTCTTTTAGCCTTATCGTTATCACTTGGATTTTCAGAAACAACATTCGCCATTATTTCTTTAAGGAATTCCTCAGCAGGAACTGCGTAAAGTAATCTTTCAAAGAATGGTAGTAGATCTCTATTTTCAACATTTACTGTTAAGTCATCAGGTAAAAGGAATCTTAATTTTGTAATTAATTCACCTCCCACTCTAAATTGCATCTTTTCGTTTGAGAATACATCTGTTTGTCCCATTACATCTTGAGCTCTTTCTGGATCCATACCTCTCCATTGTTCTCTTGTTGGGATTGCGGCAAAACCTTTAACTAATTCATGTAATAATATAGGAAAAATAACTCCATTTGCAATTACCAAATCTTTATCCTCATCTTCACCATCTTCATCAACACCTGATGATCCAGCAGCATTTCCGCCCATTGAATCAATTAAATCTTCTTCAGTAAAATACATTAAATCATTTGCTGACATAATTTTATTATAAAGTGGATATAAACGTTCATCAATTTCATCTAATCTATCTTTAAAAGCTTGAAATGCAAATTGACCTTTTTTCCCTTTTCCTTGTATGATTGCATTAATGACATTTCTTTTTTCAACCTCAAGTTGGAACTCTTCTTGTGGTGTTAACTCATCCACATCAAATGAAAAATTTGAGGGAATTTCAAATTCAGGTTCCTCATCTTTTTCCATTTGGAATTGGTTTGGATTGATTCTTTTTTCATTTAAAAATGTTTCAACATTAATAAACTCAAATTTATACTTCGTTCCTACACCATTAGAATCTTCTTTTTCAATCATACCCTCATCAATTGCATCTTCTAAAGTTTTACTATATGGTAACCAACCTTCTTCTTTTGCAGCAATCTCTAAAGCTAAGTCTTTTAATGCGTCTTTTTTAGATCCTTCAATTCTCATTGCATCTTGTACGGCTCTCATTTGTTCTACTTGAATACCGTATTTAACTCTTGGGTCTGTAATGTTAATTCCTTTGTTTGGTCTACCTTCTGCATCAACTATACCATAGTAACGTTTAACGTAATCTACAATATCTTTAAATCTTTTGGATGTCATTTTTTCAACATCAGATGTTCCACCTCTAAACGCCTTATTTTTTCCGTATAAATTTTTCTCAGGATCCTCAATATTACTTTGAGTTCTTGGATGCATTCTTTCAGGATAATCACCGTAATCTACAGGTGCTTCAGTTACAATTTTTCTAATTAAACGTTTTATATCTTTTTCTCCCATTATTTCTTATTTAACGCCTGTTTAATTAAACCAATAAAATCCGTCTTCATTTCATCTTTGGTCTTTTTTTCTCCTCTTGGTTTTTCTTTTGTACCAGGGTTAGGGTTTTTGAATGGATTATCTCTTCTTTTAGGTGGAGTCTTAATTCCTGGTTCTTTTACAGGTGCTTCCTTCTCTTTAGTGTTTTCTTCCATTGTACCCATTACCGGCATACCCATTGTTGGTTTTTTCATACGTTTCATTTCAATTCCAGATTCTTTTGAAAACATAGTATTTTTTAACGGGTTTTTCAATATCATAGACGATTCTTGTGATTTTTCGTTAATTGTACGAATTAAGTCACCTTTACTCATTTTAGGATTAACATTCTTTTCTATTAACCTAACGATACTCTCTTCTATGAATTTTTCGTCAGATTCATTTTTTTCTTTTTTCTCAGGTGTAGTTTCGTAATTAGTTTCTTTAGAAAATTCTTTAGCCCATTTACACCATTTTTTTTCAGTTTTTGTTTTACCATTCCCACATCTTGAGTAGAATAATCTTTGTTGTGATTTTGATTCAAATTTTTCAAAAATACCCATACCATCTTCTGTGGCATCAGGATCATTAACAACATTTACGGTGTCATCATCTTCGGCAATTTCAGTTGCTTTAACCATACCAGATGGGTCAACTTTAATATTAACATTTCCAATATCGGCGCCTGTTGTCTTTGCAGTTTGAGCAGGAATCTCATAAGTCGTTGTCGTTTTTTTTGTGACTTCTTGTTCCTTAGTCTCTTCTTTTTTCCCTTTTGATTCATTCTCAAATTCCTTAAATAAATCACTGGCTTTTTTATTATATTTAGAACGATCAGCGTGTTTTGCGTATCCCTTAATTTTATCAATTAATTCCTCATCAGTCCAGTCATTAATATTTTCGTCAATATCTTTGATTTTTGAATGTGTTTTAATGAAATTTTTAATTTCATTTTTTAATTTAGAATCTTTTATTTTTACTTCTTTAGTTTTCTCTTTGAATAATTTTTCAGATAACACTCTTACTTGAGATTCATTTAATCTCGCAACAGTGTCAAACTTAAATCCGTGAGATAATAGATTTAAAACGTGATCTTTAGTTTTCATATACCACTTTTTTTTCAAATTCAAGAACGATATCTCGTTCATATAGTTTATCTTTAACATCTTGTTCTGAATCACCAAATTTAAAAACTAGTCTTTTGGTGATGGAGAAATCAACATCATTATTTTCTTTTTCCCATCCTAACGCTAACACACCATCCATTGAGTCTATAACCGAAAAAACATCAGAGTCTTGTACCAACTCTAATGTTATTTCTCCGTTAGTTAAGATCCCAACTCGTTTGATATATTCAACATCAGGAGGAAGTGGGTAACCATTTGCAGGTTTTGACTCCCAATTTTCTCCCCAAACTTCTAACGTGTCTGAGAATATAAATTCATAAATGTTGTCTCCCTTATAATTTGGACCCATACCATTTATGTAAATTAAATTATTCATATAACTTGTCCGTTTGGTGTTATTCTAAATTCTTTAATACCTTCTTTAAAAACTAAATTTTTCTTAACGGTAGAACCTACTAAAATAGCTTTTGGATTTTGTTCCATAAACTTTAAAGATGCTCTTTCTTGTTTAATTGATTCTGATAATCTATAAACTTCTTTTTCGTTAATTTTTTTTAAATTTTGGTTTTGTTTTTCTTCTTTTAATAGTTTTTCATTTCTGTCAACCGCAAAATATTTTGATATGATTTTATCTACTTTAGACTCCATAAAAAGATCTTCAAAAGATTCTTCTTCATCATCATGTCGGTAGTTTCTAATCTTTCCTCTTGACCCGTGTTTTGGATAATCGTAATCATCTTCATATTCATCATATTCCTCGTCTTCAAATTCGTTCATTAAATTATCGGACATTTTTGATGTGTAAGCTGCTCCAAGATAGTCATTAAATGCTTCTCCAAAACTATTATAACCTTCACCCATTTCAGCATCAGGTTCTGTAACTTCATCTTCCATACCTTCACCTTCGGTATCCATTTCTTCACCTTCTAAACCTTCTTCCTCATCATCAATACCTTCTTCTTCTCCTTCTAATCTAGAAATAATATCCTCAACATCATCTTCTTCCAATGTTGTTAAATCAAGTGCGGATAAAATAGAATTAATAATATATTTTGTATCATTAGAACTCATTTCCTCTTCAGAAGAATATGTTCTAATTTTTTGAGCTAATTTACCCGTAAGTTTTTGTATTGTTTTAAATGTGATTTCTTCTTCTTTATCAACTGACATATCTTCCTCAGGTTCCATATCTTCTTCAGGTGCAGGAACATCTTCAGGTGCCGGTAGTAAAGCCGCATCAGGTGCAGGTGCCGGAGCCGCTGCGGGTGCCGGAGCAGGTGCCGGTTGTGTAGGTGCAGTTGGGTCTCCTTGTTCTTCCATCGGTTGTGGTGTGACAGGAGCCACCGCAGGTTCTGCAGCCACAGGTGCCGCAGGTGCGACAGG